CCGCGTCCCGCCGGGCGGCGGCGCGCTCGTGAAGACGGGCGGCATGCCGATCAGTCAGGCAATCGCGCCGCTGCCGTACAAGGAGCCGTCCGCGGCGCTCATGACGCTGGTGCAGAACATTGTCGAGACGGGCCAGCGGCTGGGCGGCACGTCCGAGCAGGCGGTTGGCGAGGGCCGCGCCGACGCGCCCGTCGGCACGACGCTGGCGCTGATCGAGCAGTCGCAGAAAATCCTGAACAGCGTCCACAAGCGCATGCACTCTTCGCAGGCCGAAGAGTTCCAGCTCCTCGTCAAGTGCTTCAAGGAGCATCCCGAGAGCTTCTGGCAGCGCAACCGGAAGCCGGCCTTCCCGTGGGACCAGAAGACGTTCACCGACGCGCTCGACATGTACGCGCAGGCGCTGGTGCCGCAGGCCGACCCGAACACGGCGAGCCACACGCAGCGCATCATCAAGGTCATGGCGCTGAAGCAACTGCAAAGCTCAAGCCCGACGCTGTACGACCCGATTGCCGTCGACACGGCCGCGCTGCAGGCGCTGGGATGGAACAACCCGGAGCAGTTCTTCGTGCCGCCGAGCGCGATGAACCGGCCGCCGCTGGAAGTGCAGCAGGGCATCGAGGAGCTGAAGGTCAAGCACGGCGAGCAGCAGATCAAGCGCGAGGCACTGCAGCAGAAGACGCAGGCCGACGCCGGCAAGCTCCAGCTTGAGGCCCAGAAGCTCCAGCAGGAGGGCCAGCTTGGGCAGGCCAAGCTGCAGGTCGAGGCCAGCAAGCAGGCGACGGGGCTGGCGCCGCCCGAGGACAAGAGCCAAGAGCTGGCGCTGAAGGCGGCCGACATCGCCTCGAAGGCCAAGGACGTGCAGTTCAAGCAGGAGCGCGCGCTCAAGGAAGACGAGAACCGCGACCTTGAGCGTCAGTCCGACCTGCAGGAGGCCAACCTGAAGCTGGTCGGCGACCTGATGAAGGCCAAGACGGCGCAGGCGCACGCGACGACCGAGCGCGAGGCGCAGCACGGCCACGAGCGCATGATGGCGGCGCTGAAGCCGAAGCCGGTGCCGCGTGGCTAAGGACGTCCGCCGCGCCCTGATGATTGCCTCGGAGCCGCTTAAGGTTTCGTCAACCTACGCCGCAATGGAGCCCGACGCGCGCGCAGCGTGGAAGACGGACCAGATGGCGCGCGAGGGCCACGGCAGTTTCTCGCCCCCCGGCACGCCCGAGCGCGAGGAGAATTTCAACCGCTGGAACAACCGCAGCAAGGTACGCGACGGCGAGGGCAATCCCCTGCGGCTCTATCACGCCACGCCTAAGAGCTTCGATACGTTCCTCCCCGGCGGCACGCAGCACGAGAGTGAGATGCCGAGCGGCCCCGCGACGTGGCTGTCGCCGTATCCTGACAAGCAACCCGCGGGGCATCACGTCGGCGGCTATCAGGGAAACTTCAAGAGCGGCGCCAACGTGATGCCCGTGCATGCCGACATCCGCAACCCGCTCGTGATCGACAGCAAGACCATGCGCGATTGGGCTCGACAGAGCTACGCCAATGGCAGCGGCGAGTTCCCGCTGCTGATCTCGCCAGAGACACGCAAGATGCTTCTGGAGGACGGCTACGACGGTATTTTCTGGGCGGGGTTTGACGCTACGTCGAAAGACGAGGCGTTCTACGGCGACCACGGGATCGGCGAGCACCCCAGCAAGGACGAGGAGATCATCGCGCTGCACCCTCCGGGGCGCGCGCAGATCAAGTCGGCTATAGGCAACCGCGGTCAGTACGACCCCGAAGACCTGCATGTGAACCACGCACACGGCGGCTCGGCCGAGAACAAGGACGTCCGCCGCGCCCTGATGATCGCGCGTAAACCGCGGCAAGACGGCGGAAGCTATCGTGCAAGCGATGTGCGCCCCGGCGGATGGGGTGCATCGCTGGAAAACACCCACACAAAGCCGACGTTGATGGGCATGCGCCCCGACCAGCTAACCAAGATTGCGCGAGGCATGCCGGGCTATGCGCATCTTCAGCAAGCCGCGCAAGATTTTATGGCTGATAACCCGCAGGCTCCTGTAAGCGAAACAGTGCACGACATCTTGCAACGGCAGGATATGGGCTACGCCTACAGCAATGGCGGCCGCACCAAAGAAGAGCGTCGCGCTTTGATGATCGCCCGCGACCAGCGCGCCCTGCTGCGTCGAGTGGCCAACATCTATCCGGGGCCTGCTGGCGGCATGGACCCGAGCCCCGGAGGCGGCGGCTACAGCGGCCCCGGCGGCGGCAAGTACATCGGCCCCTCGCACTACGCCGACGGCGGCTCCGTCCCACCCTTCAAGCTCTACAGCGGCGCGGCCAAGGTCATTGCCGCCAAGGGTCAGGCCAAGGCGACGCCGCAGCAGTACGCCGCGATGCCGGGCATCAAGCCCGACGAGCTGAAGTATTCCAATTTCGACACGCTGGGCTCGAAGGCCCTCCCCCGAGAGGAGGTGATCAAGCACCTTGAGGCCAATCGGCTCCCCATCGAGGAGACGCAGCTTGGCGGTAAGGGGCGCAATACGTCGACCCAGTTCCACGGCCCCGAGACGACCCTCCCCGGCGGCAAGAACTACCGCGAGGTGCTGATGCATCTGGCACCGATGACTAAACAACGCTTTGGTCTTGTTGATGAGAATGATGACGTTGTTGGTCGCCACGATACATATGAGGCGGCGGCCAATGCCGCGTACCTTTCGCAGGGCCAACACAGTGTTGCGCTACTAAATCCCGACGGTTCTGTGAACGCCAACGAAGACCCCGAGGGTTTTAAGTCAGACCTCTACAACTCTAGGCACTGGGACCAGCCCAACGTCCTCGCGCACGTCCGCATGTCCGACCGCAAGGGTCCGAACGGCGAGAAGGTGCTGCACGTCGAGGAAGTCCAGAGCGACTGGGGCCAGCAGGGCCGCGACCAAGGGTTTGGCTTGTCGCCTGAAGAGCATGCCGAAATTGAGGCGCTCCAAAAGAAGGCTCGGGGCATCGGCGGCATCATAAAACTTTCGCAAGAAGATCGAACGCGCTGGGAAGAGCTAGGAAAAAAAGTCGAGAACACCCGTTCCGTCCCCCGCGGCCCCTACGTCGACAACACGCAGAAGTGGACCGACCTCGCGCTGAAGCGCGTCCTGCACGAAGCCGCGCACGGCGGCTACGACAAGATCGTCTTCACGCCGGGTGACGAGCAGAACAAACGGTACTCGCTGGAGCACCACGTCAAAAACATACAGTACTACCCCGACACGAAATATCTCGGTGCCACGACGCACGACAACAGGGGCGTCGAACACGAAGGCGTGGAGCCGGATGATCTGTCGAAGCACATCGGCAAGGAAGCCGCCGACCGCATCTTGAAGCAGCCGCTCCAACGCTTCGAGGGTCGCGGCAAGCTGGGCGGCGAGTTCTACCACGAGCTTGAGGGCGAAGGCTTGAAGGTCGGCGGCGAGGGCATGCGCGGCTACTACGACAACATCCTGCCGAAGCGCCTGCAGGCTCTCGCGCAGCAGCACGACCCACAGGCGAAGGTGCGGCTGGGCGCGTATCCGCTGAAAGACTTCTACGTGAAACATTCACCGGGGTATCAGGGGAATGATTTTGAGGCCTTCACCCCGACTGACGCAAGCCTCGGCGCGCACCCCACACGTGAAGCAGCTGAAGCCGCCATCGCGCAGCGCCGCGCTACTCCCGGCGATGAGACGGCGCCGCTGCACAGCCTCGACGTCACGCCGCAGATGCGCGACAGCATCAAGGCCAACGGCTTCAACTCATTCAAGCGCGGCGGCGAAGTGGACGACGACCCGATCAAGGACTGGCAGTGGCGGCCGACCGAAGACGTGCGCAACGAGTTGCAGCTCGACGAGATACCGAGCCACGTCCACAAGTTTGGCGCGTTCATGGACGAGACGGCGCGCCGCGCGGCCACTCAAGGGCTGACGCCGCGCGACCTGATCAAGGCCTACGCGATCACACGCTCCAGCATTGGCCGCGGCGCGCTGCCGGTGTCGACCGTGCGCCGACCGAAGAACCCCGAGTACGGCTTCGACGCGCTGCCGAAGGGCCTGCAGGGATCGCTGCGCCCCGAGGGCGCGATGGGCCACTGGCTGCACACGAAGATGGGCCAGCGATATCTCGACGAGGCCGAGGCCGGCCGCGTCGACGAGGAGGCAGTGAGGGACGCGATCAAGTCCATGGGCGCGTTCGGCCTGCCCGACAAAGCCGAGGGCAAGGCACTGCGTTGGGCACCCAAGAACCTGCCGGGTCAGGAGGGCCGCGTATCCGAGCTGATCGCACGCGCGCACCGAGGCCAGTCGAGCCCGGAGGAGTGGCGCGGCGAGATGCGCGTGCCGGGCATCGCCGAGAGCAAGGCGGGCTTCTTCGCGGCGATGCTGGGCCGTGGCGACCAGCCGACGCTCGACGCGCGCCAGATCATCCTGAACACGGGGCAGTCGACCAAGAAGGCCGCGCCGTACTTGAGCCCCAAGGGCGCGAAAGAGGCCGCCGTGAACCGTCTGGCCGACCGCCAGACCGAGCTGGGCCTCAAGCACGACAAGTCGATGTCGCCGTTCTATCAGCACCTCACGCACCACGCGATCTGGGACAAGACTGGCGGCGAAGAGACGACGCACGACGACCTGATGCAGGCGCTGCGCGGCGCCAAGGACGGCGGCCGGCAGGGCTACAAGGAGGGCGGCGCCCCGCCGATCATCGGCCACCCGCTCGCGCACGGACTGCTCGAAGCGTTCCCCGAGGGCTTCAAGGACGTGCCCGAGGCGCATCTTCGGCAGATGCTCCGAAACCCGTTCACGGACGCGACAGCTACGCACAACCTGCTGTACCGCGCGTCTCAGTTGACGGGGCATCCGACCCAGAAGCTCATGCAGCACCTGATGCCGTCGGGGCCGAGAGAGCCCGGGCGGCAAGGCATCACCAGCCTGCGCCAGCCGGACCTGATCGAGCGTGCGATGGCGACTATCGCGCCGAACCGGCGCATTGCTGTTGCCAAGCCGCGCCCCATGACGCCGGAAGACTTGTTCAAAATGCGCGCGGTATCGGTTGCGGGGATGTCCGACCGCTCTGCGGCAGGTTTCGACGTGACGGGAGCCGACAAAGTTGATTTTGGTGAAAACATTTCGGCGTTGGGCGGCAATGATTACAGCCTGATGCCGCGCTCGATCAAAAACAAGCTCGCGTGGGCAGGCGCGCGCGCGCCCATCACCGGGCTGGGTAATGCGGCAAAAGAAAAGCTACAGGACGTCAAGAAGAACTACGGCGTTGACGCGCAACCGCTGCTGACGACCAAGCTCATGGGCCTGCAGTCGCTTGACCAGACCCACATGGTGATGCGCGCGGCCTCCCACCTGTTGCGTAATGCGCCCATCGCCGATGCGGATGCTGAAGCGTTCAACGCGTTCGTCCGCAACCAGCGGCCGTCGGCGAAGCAAGGCAAGATACAGCCGCCGTACATGCCCGACTTCCCCGGCATCAAGCACGAGAAGCTTTACGACTACCTGATGCAGCAGAAGATGCCGAACCGCACGGCGCTCATCAAGGCGATGGACATTGGAGCGTGGAACAAGAAGGGCATTCCTAATCCCGCCGCGATCCGCATGGCGTTCACCAAGCCCGAATTGATGAGCGCGCCCGAGGGCACGCCGGGTGCGATGTTTGCTACGATGGACCCCGGCGACCCTCACCACACGGTGAAGAGCGGCCACGGTTCATACCCCGTCGGCGTGAAGGGCGAGAACGTCGGCGGCCTTGATCGCATCGTGCCCAAGGAAGACTTTCACCAGACTTACTTTGACCAGCCTAAGATCAAGGCCAAGGCTGCCGCCGGTAATAATTCGCAGGTGATGAGCGGCTACATGAAGTCTCCGGTTACCCAGTACCACGATCAAGAGTGGCTCGACCGCATCATGCCGATCTACGAGAAGGCACCCCCGTTCAGGAAAGCCGGCGGCCGTGCTGGCTACGCCCCCAGCGGAAGCGTCAGCCGGGCCCTAGACATCGCAAGGAAGATCAATGGCCGCTAGTATCGACCGATACCTTCAAAGCCTGCGCGGCGCGTTCAGCCAGCTTCCGGGGCGCGCTGCGCCAGCACAGAATTCTCCGCCGCCCGAAGCTTCGAGCTATGCCTCGATGGTGTCGCGCGCGAACCGGCAGGCCCCCGACGATGCCTACCAGCGCATGGTGGCGCAGGCGCTGAACGGCAAACAGTATGGCGAAATGTTTCCCGTGGGGCGGGCTCCTTACACGCCGCCCCCGCCAGCGCCGCCCCCCGCGCCAGCAGCGGGCGCGGGCGACCGTGCCCCCGCCGCAACACCCTATTTCGGCGACTTTGGCGGCAGCGCGGACGGCAACACCGGCACCGACGCGGGCGGAAACAGCGCCAGCGGAACCAGCGGCGCCGGAGGGACCGCGGGCGACGGCGACGGCGGCGCCGGGGGAGGCTGGCGCGGCGGACGCATGTATCAACGCGGCGGCACCGTGCCCCCGACGGAAGCGCAGAAACACGCGGGCAACTACAGCAAGCAGCACCTCAGTTTTCATGGCCTGCCGATCTCAATCGAGACGCCGAAGGGCGCGACGCGCGAGGGCAAGGACCACACCGGCAAGGTGTGGCGCTGCAAGATGCCGGCCGACTACGGCTACATCAAGCGCACCGAGGGGGCCGACGGCGATCACCTCGACGTGTTCGTCGGGCCTGACCGTGGCAGCCGCATGGTGTTCCTGATCAATCAGAACGACCACCGGACGGGCAAATTCGACGAACACAAGGCAATTCTAGGGACAACTTCCGAGAGACAGGCCGTTGCGCTATACTGCGCGGCGTTCTCCGACGGTTGTGGCGCGAAACGCATTGGCAGCATCGAGCCGATGTCGCTGGATGCTTTCAAGCACTGGCTGAAACAGGGCAAGACCAAAACCCCTGTCAAGGCAAAAACAATCGTCGAGCATGCGCTCGCGGTGACAAGGAGCAAGACATGAGTGAGATGGCGAAAAATGCTCGCGCAGCCATGAAGGCGAAGGCGACGCGCATGGGCGGCAAGGGCGACCCCAAGGCCAAGGTCGACGCATCAAGCTGGTCGCCGCCCGAGATGATGAATACCGGGGCCAAGGTCGGCATGCGCCCGCTTTCGCGCCGGGCCTTCCGCAAGGGCGGCAAGGTCATCGAGAAGTGCGAGGGCGGCCCCGCCGCCATGCGCGCCGACCGCAAGCAGCGCAAGGCCGGCGGCAGGGCCACCTCGCTGGTGACCGACATGATCAACCGCAACGTCAAGAAGGCGAACAAGTACCGCGAGGGCGGCGACGCCCATGTCGGCGGCTACAAGAGCGGCGGCGACGTCGAGCAGGACAAGAAGCTGGTCAAGAAGGCATTCCGCCAGCATGACGAACACATGCACGGCGGCAAGCACGAGGAGCTGAAGCTCCGCAAGGGCGGCCGCACCAAGAAGGCCGACGGCGGCGATACGCCCCGCCCCATCCCAGTGAAAATTCCGATGGGTATTTCAGGTCTTGCTAACTCAAAAGGACAGGGCGGTACAGAAGGCGGCACCGGGAACTGGGCGTCTGAAAAAGGGTCGCGCCCAAGCTATGTGACGGGGCAGGCCATACCCTTTCGGTCGCCTGAAAAATACAAAAAGGGTGGCCCGGCCAAAAAACAGAACGGTGGCAAGGCCATCCCCGGCGACGCCCCGACGCGCGGCTACGCGCCCGGCAAATCTTCAACTGACAATTACGAAGACATGCCGCCGCCGCCCAAATATGGCAGCATCGGCGAGCTGATCGAAAAGAAGGGCCTCGCCAAGAAGAACGGCGGCGGAACCTACTTCGGCGGCACCCGCCCCACCGGCGGCCGCATGCCGCGCAAGTCTGGCGGCCGCGCCAAGGGCAAGACCAACATCTCCATCACCATCAACCCGCAGCAGCCGCAGGATCAGCAGCAGCAGGCGATGATGCCCAAGATGCCGACCCCACCGCCCATGCCGCCCCCGCCGATTGCCCCGCCGGGCATGGGTCCGGGCATGCCCCCGATGCCGATGCCGCCCCCCGGCGGCATGCCGCCGGGTCTGGCGGGCGCCGGCGGGCCCCCGCCGGGAATGCCGCCGATGCCGCGCAAGCGCGGCGGCCGCGCCTACCGCTCCTACAAGGACATGGACGCAGGCGCCTTGGGCGGAATGGGTCGACTGGAGAAGGTCGAAATCGAACACGGCAAGCGCGTCGGTCGCCTGTCAGGTGGCCGCGCACGATCCTACAAGGACATGGACGCGGGCTCTCTGGGCGGCATGGGCCGCATCGAGAAGATCGCGATCCAGAAGCACAAGCGATAGTCGTCGGCCGGCGGCGGGCCGCCGCGCTGTCTCCTCACAGCGCGGCGGCCTTTTTTCTGCTTACTGGGAGGAGCCAGCATGCAAACGTAACGCACTCGCCTCGGCAAGAAGTTCGCCGAATTGATCGCGGATCAGATGGCGACCATTACGCAAGCCGTGATGAATGGATCGCTGAAGAAAAAGGACTACAAGAAAGAAACCGGGCGCTTTAACGGCCTCCGCGAGGCGCTCGAAATCTATGAGGAAGCGGAGGCGACCATAAAAGGCGCAGAGAGGAGCTGAAATGCCGCAAATGGCTATGTCACACACGACCGACCCCAAGAAAGAACTGCTTGGCAAGGTCGGCAACGTCGATGGTATCGACGTTTTCAACAACGCGGTTCTGGTCGCGATCTATGTTCGCCCGACCAAGACCAAATCCGGCATCTACCTGACGGACAGCTACACCGACGAGGACCGCATTCAGGGCAAAGCCGGACTTGTCGTCAAAAAAGGGCCCCGCGCTTTCATCGACGACACCGGGCAGTGGTTTGCCGACGCCGATGTCAATGAAAACGACTGGGTGATCTTCCGGCCAAGCGACGGCTGGCCGATCAATGTCAACGGGGTGCCCTGCCGCCTGATCGACGACGTTTCGATCCGGGGCAAGGTCGATCAACCTGATCGTGTGTGGTGAGGACCAGATGAGCGAACAAGAGAAAGACGACGCGGTTGTTGTCGAAGAGCAGGCGCCGAAGGAAATCACGCTTGAGGAGGGCGTGGACGACTTGAAGCAGCGGCTGGCGGCGGCCGAATTGCGCGCCGCCGCGGCCGAAACGGCCAGACACAAGGCCGAGCTTGAGGTGCATTCGGCGCGCGGCACCGTGCAGGAGACGAACCTGCATCTGGTGACCAACGCCATCGACACGCTGCGGCAGAGCAACGAGATCGCCAAGGCCAACTACAAGGCCGCGATGCTGGCAGGCGATTACGATGCGGCCGCAACGTATCAGGAGGATATGACAAACCACGCCGCCAAGCTGCTGCAGCTCGACCAAGGCAAGCAGGTGCTTGAAAACACTCCGTTGCCCGCGGCGCCGGTGCAGCGGTCGTCCGATCCAATCGAGGCGTTCGCGTCGCAGCTCTCTTCGCGGTCGGCTGACTGGGTGCGCAGGCATCCGCAGTTCGTGACCGACCCCCGTCTCAATCAGAAGATGATTGCGGCGCATAACATGGCCATGGCCGACGGGCACGTTGCCGACAGCAACGAGTATTTTGCGACTGTCGAAACTTTGCTGCAAGTAAGCACGGGCGAGGCAATGTCCGAGGCGGCGCAGTCTACGGGGCGCCGTTCGACCGCAACGCCGCCGCCCGCCGCGCCGGTAAGCCGCGATACACGCGGCGGCAATATCGTCCGTCTCACGTCCGAAGAGCGCGAGATGGCGGAAATGATGAAAATGACCCCCGAAGAGTATGCGAAGAACAAAGTCGCGCTCAAGAAGGAAGGAAGGATGCACTGATGGACACGATTGCTCAACAGCCCGCCACCCGCCGCCGCCGCATGCGCCGTCCCGAAGCGGAACCGGAAGAAGTGGTCGACACACGCCCCGCAATGCGCCCGGATTTGCGCGATGACGATTCTCGCGCTGCGGCTAAAAAGCGCGAAATCGAAATTCTCGGCCATCTCGGCGACATGGACGAGGGTGTCGACGAATTCTATGTCTCGCCGGACATGATCCCCGACGGCTGGACCTACGAGTGGAAGCGCCGCACCGTGTACGGGCAGGAAGACCCGGCATATCAGGTGGCGCTGGCACGCACGGGTTGGGAGCCTGTGCCCACACGCAGGCACCCCGAAATGATGCCGGTCAACTGGAAGGGTGAAGCCATCGAACGCAAGGGCATGATCCTGATGCAGCGTCCGAAGGCAATTACCGAACGCATCGAGGCGCTGGACTTGCGCAAGGCGCGCAATCAGGTTCGCGTCAAGGAAGAGCAGCTTGCCACGACCCCGCCGGGCACGATGCAGTCGGAGTACACCAACCCGAAGTCCAAACCGAAGATCAGCAAATCCTACGAAGCCATGCCGATCCCGAAGGACGCCTAGGGACGCAGGGACGAAGCAAAAAGGGGGCCTCGCGGCCCCCTTTTCATATTGTCAATATGACATGTTGA